GTAGAAGGGTCTTCTGATATATAAGCCTCTGCTATATCAGCGGCATTTTCTTCGTTAGAGGCTCCGACAGTAACTACATATGTATGATAAAATTCTATTGTATATGATTTTTCCATTAGCTCCTCCATATAATCAAAATCATTAGAAGCATAAAATAAAGCATTGATATAATGTATATTTCTATCATTTATATCTCCCCATATTTTTGTCTGCATATCTACTTTTGTTAATATTATTTTTTCTTAGTTGTTTTTTGTTAATCATTAACTGGCTAGGAACATTTTTTCTTTTGTTTTGTTTTTTAATTCTTATTCCATTGTTATTTATAGTGCCGTCAAAATATATAAGATTGTTCCAGAGGCGTTCTAATTCATCCTTAAACTCTTCTGTTGTCACTTGTGAAACCTCCACAATAATGTGAAAAGGAGGAAGATAGTCTACCTCCCTTTCTTTATGTTATTAGAACGGTATATCGTCCATTGTATCATCTGCAGAAGATGAGGTTTTAGGTGATTCACCTCCCTCAGATTTTCCTGCTAGTCGAAATGTAGAACCTGAACCAGCAAGTTTAATTTTGAATGAACGATGTTTCTGTCCATCTTTTTCGTACTCTTCAATGATTGGAAAACCTTGAGCAAAGACGGTAGTACCTTTCTTGGCATAAGGTTCAATCACATTGGATACAAGTCCTTTACCGTTTGAACCATCCCAAGCTTCGAGGCGATACCAGTGGGTCTTTTCCACTTTCTCTCCTGCTTTGTTGGTGTAGTTCTCATTGACTGCAACTGAGAGGTTAGCAACTTTTGTGTTACCTACCTCACGAATCTCAGGGTCAGAACCAATGTTACCAGATACTGTGATTTGTGCGAAATTCATGTCGTTTCTCCTTTTCGTTGACATGTTAAAGGTTGAGGCATCAGGTCTATCCTCAGGTCGTAGCCTTGCCACTAGCTGTAAGTCAAAAGCTTTATAATTAAAACGTGTAATGCCATTCTAATTATCCATACAGTCTAAGTATCTACGTCCATTGAGCAAGTTATAGGAATCCTTGCCCAAATTAGAATTATTTTACATCCTCCCATGTATAACCAAACTTTTTCCATTTTGGCTTTTTGTAACCTATAATCTTTTTAGAGGCGTAAAGAAAAGCGGACACGATGCATCCACCTATCACTGCCGCCATCATGCCTGCAAAAGTACCAGCAAACATTATAATAAGTAGGCAAGTAGAAATTATGTCGATAGGTATGTCAAGCCAAAGAACTTTTTTGAAGTCAAACTTGGCTAAAAGAAATATTATTGCGAACGCTGAAAACGTCCCTGCAACCATGTAGAAAACCATTTTGCCCTCCTGATAGATGATGCTGATAACTGAATTAAATCTACTGTCCAGATATGTGCCATACCGAATAGAACTATTGCTAGAAGCTTTACAAATATTGCCATTGCGGCAGGGATACCTGATTTAAGCGCAACGTACATATAAAAGAGTATTAACAATGTAGCGCATGTATATTTAAACATTTTAGATGATGTAATTTTTTTCATTGGCTTACTCCGCATTTTGAGGCGTTATAAATTGTAGAAGCTAGGCACACTGCTAAAGCTCCCCCTATCTGGTTGGTAAGGGTGGAGGGAAGGGTTCGGCTTCCCCCTGAAAGATTTCTCTCTCGATGAGAGAATCTTTCAAGATGATGTTAGTTGCACATAAAAAAGTAGAGACTAGGACGAAATGCCCTAGCCTCATGTAAACTCACTCTGCGTATGAAGAATCAGCAGGCATCTCTACAAGACCTGACTCTCTGGCAAAATCCCAGAAGTCATTCTTGTGTGCCTCGTATGTCTCAACTGTAATCTGTCCCTTCTTGGCTTGCATACGCTTGACCTTGGGTAAATCTTTGAGCGTAGTATATTGCCCAAAGTTTACACCACACTGTGATATAACAGTAGGTCGTGTTGTGTATCTGCAAGTCTTGAATGCTTGATTGAGTATCCAATACTGCTGACGCAATCTGTCAATGTCATTGTCAATGTCATCAATCTTGTTTTGAGTAATCTCAATACCAACATCTGCTAGTACAGCATCTCTGCGTTCCCACTTCTTGCGTGTTCCTGCAGCCGCTACTGTATCCATCATCTTCTCAAACATGCGTGTCACTTGGTCTGCAAGCTTGGCCTGTATGATAACGTCATTACCATCGTCAAAGTGATTGACAAGCTCCATCAAGATAGCATGAAGACGTTTGTTCCAAACTGACTGATAGTCATCCTTGGGTAACTTGTCCTTACGAAGCTGTTTTGAAATGGCTTTCATAACTTCTTCTGTTAGTTCCTGTGACTCGTATTTAGTTTGAGTATTCTGCATTGCTATCCTCCATTAGTTCGATAATTCTTTTGTTATAATAAAGAAGTTCTTTTGTATGAAACTCTGTAAGTCTTTCTGAAACAGTTGCGCTTCTAAGACCTTTTGCATGAACTTCTCTTGCTTGAATCATAAAATATAATTTCTGTTCAATCGTTCTGTATTCATCAGTCATCTGATTCTCCTTTACGTTAAAGGGTAGCTAATATAATTATCAACTACCCTAAATTGGCTTACATATAACTGTTAGTACCTTTGAGGTCTAAGAGTTGATTCACTCTGTTCAAGTCTCCCGACTCAAGTGCCTGACGAATCTCAAATTCTTCATGTGATTCGTATAGGTCAAGAACATCATCAATGGTTAGAGGTTCTACAATTTCAAATAGTTCTAATTGCTTCGACATGTTATTCTCCTTTACGTTAGTTATGTCGCAAACACAGACAAGATTTGCTCTGCGTCTATTGTCCAACCACCCACACAATGAAAGGCAATAGTCAAGTGCAGAAGGGATGACCTTCTATCGGGAATCCCCTTGTCAAAAAAATTGGCTTTACACCCCTGACGAATACTTAATCACAAACGACAATGAGGAAGGGGTGTTCATGTCAAGCGCAAGCTTGACTCAATTATAATAATTATTTTGATTCAATCTTTACTTTTGCCGTTTGCCGAGCAATTCATTGTGTAACCTGCAAGGATAATTGAACGACGTAGGGCCAATCATGTGTGTGTGTTCCAATGTTGAAGTCCCCGCATTCGGGTGACAATCACGCCCCTCGATGGGGTGTGAGGGTCAAGTAAGTCGAGGACACGTCCCTTTGCTAGGAAGCTACAAAGCTAGTAAGAAAGTATGTAACGGAGCGATAGTAGACCGCAAGGGCTACAGCAGAGTGGAATGCTTGCTTACGTATCTGCAAAGGAAACGGCTCACAGACTTACACAACTAAATCATCATACGAGCAAGGCGAGACATGATTCAATAAGGTTCGTAAGAACAAGTTTGTCCACGACAAACTAGCGGAGTGCTAACGAAGCCACAAAAGAATATAATCAATAGCTTATAATGAGTGACTTGACAGGCAACGACACACCATGTCTATACTACGTCAGTAAACAATCAGGTCTTGGATATGACGAAAGCAAACGAAAGCCAACAAGAGAAGTATAGAGGTGGTTTAGTTCCAATGGATGACATTGAGAAACATGCACCGATAGTAAAAGCTAATAACGAAAAGATAACTGAAGCACAACAGGAATTAGTGCATGTTATCTTGCATGATGGTTGCAACCCAACAGAAGCGTCGAAGAGACTAGGACGTAATAAGGCTTGGGCATTTAATACACTAAGAAAACAACATGTTATCGAGTATAGACAGCAGTTAGCAATGATGACTTTGGGATGGGACGCAACACAAGCGATGGCAACGATGAGAGAACTGTTGAATAGTAACTCACAGTATGTAAGGTTAGAAGCCGCAAGAGACTTGATGGACAGAGCAGGATTCAGACAAGACGTTAAGACAACAACGAATACAGCAGTGCAGATTAATTTTAACGTAGACTGATAGGGGTCCCATGATGTTTGTATAAGTCTGTATGTAACACGCCTTAAAAAACTGACGGCATACTATATAAGGGTAAAACACACTCATGAGAGACTTATAAAACCCATTATTAAATTATATTTTTTTTCCTAGGAGGTGATTATGGGAGACGAAAGAAAGAAAGAGCCTAAAGATTTAAACCAGAGAATGACAGCATCTCAAATAGAAGCTAAAAGAACTGGTATTGCCAATAGGCAGATAAGCAGAACAAGTGCAATAAAAGAAGTAAATAGAAGAGAAGCCAATAAAACATCTGGTATAGGTATGCTGGGAAGCTTTAGCAGAACTAAGATGATAGAAGCATTAAGGTCTGGAGGCACTGCTGTAAGAGATGAAAGCGGTATGGTAGTTGGAGTTGTTTCTGGTGACAGAGTTAAGACATATACTGGCAGAAGTAATTTTAATCCTTTTGGAAAGACTAAAGGTTCTAGGTTTGATGCTGAATCAGGTAGTTATGTTTCCAATAGGCAGGGATATACAGATACTGGAACTAAAGATGCTGAAATGATTGGAGGTCAGCCTATTCAATCATCTTCTGATAGTATGCCTAGTCCAGATAATTCTGTCGCTGTAAGAAAAAGATTAATGCGTAGTACATCAGGAAATGAAGCTTTAAGAAGACGTTACTTAGGATAATGAATTTAGATTACAAACCCCCAGGGCCGATAGCTAAAGCTTTTCTAAAAGACCAATCTTTTTTAAGAGGCATAAGAGGGCCAGTTGGTTCTGGTAAATCTGTTGCATGTTGTATGGAGATAATGAGGAGAGCCGTACAGCAAAAGCCTAATCAAAGTAAGATACGCAGAACAAGATGGGCTGTCATCCGCAATACAAATCCTCAATTAAAAACCACCACTATTAAGACATGGAGAGATTGGTTCTCCGATGATATTGGCAGATTCGTGTGGTCTCCTCCCTACACACATTTTGTTAATTTTGCTCTTGGTGATGGTACTACTGTTGAACTTGAAGTCATCTTTTTGGCTTTAGATAAACAGGAGGATGTGAAGAAACTACTATCACTAGAACTAACTGGTGCATTTATAAATGAGGCTAGAGAAATACCAAAGTCTATAGTCGATGCTTGTACCATGCGTGTTGGTAGATTTCCTTCTATGCGAGATGGCGGCCCTTCTTGGTTTGGGGTTATTATGGATACGAATGCTCCTGATGAAACACATTGGTGGGGCATTATGTCTGGAGATGTTCCTGCACCAGAATATATGAGTGAAGAAGAAAAGCTGTTTCTTGTGAAGCCAGATGACTGGAGTTTTTTTAGACAAGAAGGCGCAATGTTAGAGAATCGTGATAAAAACGGTACTTTATTGGGCTATAAGAAAAATCCAAAGGCAGAAAATAAGGAAAACATACAACCAGACTATTATGAAAAGATTATTCTTGGTAAAAGCCAACAATGGATAAAGGTTTATATATTAAATCAGTATCAGGCATTATTAGACGGTAAACCTGTATATCCTTCATTCAACAAAGAACAGCATGTAGCTAAGTCGCCAATAGAGCCAGTAGAAAGTAAAGAGATAATTGTTGGTATAGATTTTGGCAGAACACCCTCTGCTGCCTTTTGTCAGCAACTTTATTCTGGTAAATGGGTCGTGTTTCACGAATTAGTAGGTCAGGATATGGGGGCAGGTAGATTTGCAGACATATTAAAAAGAGATATACATAAAAATGGTTGGGATAAGTTTGAATTTAAGTTCATAGGAGACCCAGCAGGGAATCAAATGGCTCAAACATCTGAACAAACGCCATTTATGATATTAAGAGCTAATGGCATTAATGCATATCCAGCTCCAAGTAACGATACTATAATAAGAGTAGAGTCAGTTGAGTCTGTATTGAATAGAATGTCTGACGGTTATCCATCTTTTACTATAAGCCCTACTTGTCAGGTACTAATATCAGGATTTGAAGGTGGTTATCAATATAAACGCCAGTATCATATGGGAAATGAGCGTTATGAAGAGAAGCCAAGTAAGAATAGGTTTTCTCATATTCACGATGCTTTGCAATATGCGTTCTTAGGAGGTGGTGAGGGTGTGAAAGTAACTCATGGTTTTGGACATCGAAGCCCCCATACAACCGTTAATAGGGTTGGAAACCCATTTTCGAGACTTAAACAAAGACAAGGCAGAAAAAAAGGCTTTGCGAGGTTATGAAATGGATATTTTGTTTTAGAAAAAGCCCCAACAGAGGTTTATGGAGATTATTCACCTTACTAAGACCTGATTTTGGCCATGTGTATTGTGTAAGATTTGTTCCAGAAGAAGGATTCTGGCTATATATGGAGTGTGCTAGTCAAAGGCTAATAATTAAAACTTTAAGAAACCAAGAATCAGATGAAGTTATACATGACATGATTAGTAACTGTGTTTGTATTGAAATTGAACAACAAAGAGAAACCATACAAATACCACGTTGGCTTTATTGCGTTTCTTTCGCTACTCATGTAGCAGGTATAAGAGGAACATTTATTTACACACCTTATCAATTATATTGTGAATTGCTTAAAAAAGGTGGAAGTATAGTCTTCGGAAAAGAAGGAGATTAATTATGGGATTCGGAAGAACACCGTCACCAAGGGTAGATCCTGAGCTTGCAAGGCAAAGAGAAGCTGAAGAAAAAAGATTAGCGGCAGAAGAAAGCAAGGCTCAAGCTAGAAAAGAAAATGAAGAAAGAGTAAGAGTTGCTAATCTTAGAGGTCAGCAATCTTTGCAAAGCGAGGAACTAGAAGGCTTTACTGGTTATAGAAGAAAATCAATGGGAAAATCCATAAGGAGTTAATATGAGAGGTGGTGGTTCGCCTGACGGCAACTATGCTATTAGCGGTGATACAGGTGATGAAGCTGTATTCAAAAGAGTAATGGCTAGATATAATAAAGCTAAAGGTAGGTGGAACTCTTGGACTGACCTATGGGAAGAAATATATGATTATGTCTTGCCTCATAGAGAAAGCTTTTTTCAAGAGAGTGCCGCAAGCAGAAGAACTGAAAATATATATGATGAAACTGCTGTAGTAGGATTGCCAAAGTTTGCCTCTAGATTGCAGTTAGGGTTTTTCCCTCCTAATGGTAGAGCATTTACTTTAATGCCGGGGCCTGAGTTTCCAAAGCAAGCTATAAATAAACAGTTACTTGAAGAGCTGGATAGAATAACAGAACTTTTACATGAAGGTTTAAGAAACTCTAATTTTAATGCAGAGATGCATGAAGGTTTACAAGACCTTGGATTAGGTACGATGAATCTCCTGTGTGAGGAAGGCAGGTTTAATGGTGATTTGCATTTTACAGCAGTACCACCAACAAACCTTGCCCTACTTGCAGGAAATATGGATACAGTATCTGATTGGTTTAGATGGAACAATGATATGGACTTAACAGAAGTTAAGCATCGTTTTCCAAAAGCAAACTACACTAAACAAATGTTAGAAGAACAAAAAAAGAATCCTACAAGAAAAACAAGAATCATCGAAGCTACTATGTACGATGAAACAGACAGGTTTAAAGATGAATACACCTATTATCTTTTATCAGAAACAGATAAAGCAGTTCTCCTAAAAGAAACACTAAGAGGCAAAGGTTCTACTCCTTGGATAACTACAAGGTGGTCTAAGTCTGGTTTTGAAGTTTGGGGTCGTGGCCCAGTTTTACAAGCTATGCCTGCAATTAAAACATTGAATCTTACAGTTCAGTTAATATTAGAAAATGCTGAAATGGCTATTGCAGGAAGCTATGTTTATGATGACGATGGCGTATTTAATCCAGATAATATAACTATACAGCCCGGAACTTTTATTCCTAGAAGTCCAGGGTCTAGTATAGATAGTTTGCAAAGTGCAGGACGTTTTGATGTTGCACAGCTAGTTCTCGATGATATGCGTAGAAATGTTAGAAAGGCACTATTCATTGATGAACTTGATACTCGCCCGAATGCTAGAACACCGTTATCCGCCACCGAAGTTTCCGAAAGGTTGGCTGATGTTGCTCGTGATATGGGTGCTGTTGCTGGTCGTATGCAAAAAGAGTTTCTTCAGCCTTTAGTAGAAAGAATTATTTATATCTATACCAAGCAAGGCATACTTGATATGCCAAAGGTAGACGGTAAAGAACTAAAGGTTGTTCCTGTTTCGCCACTATTAAGAGCGCAAGACCAACAGGATGTTGCAGATTTTGTAAGATTTCAACAAACTGTAGCTGGAACATTTGGGCCAGAAATAACACCTGCCTTATATAATCAAGAAAAAGTAATCAAATATCTTGCTTCTAAATTTGGAATTATGGAAGACCTGTTAGCTGATGAAAGCCAAGTACAAAATAATGTTGATTTAATTCAACAGTTAATGGCGGCACAGCAAGGACAACCACAATGAAGGAGAAAATAAATGTTTCAATCGACGGAAGAGGATATACTAAAGAAGTTGACAAAGACCTTAATAGTAAAGCCTATGGTTTATTCGGCACAGGTATCGGAAAAGATTTTTTATCGTACTTGGAGTCTATCACGACAAATAACATCTATCCTGCAGGAGTGGGAATCGAAACATTAGCACATGCTGAAGGTTCTAGGTGGCTAGTTGCTGTAATTAAGAAAAGAACTGAACAGGGCAGAAAAGATGGTTAAAGAACTTACAAAAAAACAAAAAGATACTATGAAAAAACACTCTGTTCACCATACTAAAAAACATATGAATTTTATGACTAAAAAAATGATGGATGGTAGCACATTTACACAAGCTCACAAATTAGCTATGAAAAAGGTAGGTAAATAATGGCTAAACCTAAGAATGCAAAACTATACGCTAGAGCAAGAGCAATAGTGAAAGCAAGAGTAAAGAAATGGCCTAGTGCATACGCATCAGGTCAGTTAGTACAGCAATATAAAAAGATGGGCGGTACATACGTATAATGAGTCTTACCAAATGGTTTAATGAAGATTGGCGTGATATATCTACCAAGAAAGATGGTAAGCACCCAAAGTGTGGCAGAAAGATGGGAGATGGCAGAGGTTATCCTAAGTGTGTTCCTGCATCAAAAGCCGCATCGATGACTAAGGCTCAAAAAAGAAAAGCAGTACAAAGAAAAAAATCAACTAACCCTAGTAGTGGTGGTAAAAAACCAACTTATGCGAGGACATAATGGCAAAAACAGCGGCATGGCAACGCAAAGAGGGCAAGAATCCAGAAGGCGGTCTCAACGCCAAAGGCAGGGCATCATACAACAGGCGAACAGGAGGAAATCTCAAAGCTCCAGTTTCGAGAAAAGCAGCAAAGAAAAGTCCAGCGAAAGCTAAAAGACGCAGAGCATTTTGTAAGCGAATGATGGGTATGAAAAAGAAACTTACAAGTAAAAAGACGGCTAATGACCCTAATAGTCGTATCAATAAAGCACTAAGGAAGTGGGATTGTTAATGAACGAAGAAGTAACTCAAGAAGCAGAAACCCAAGAGGTTCAGGCTCAAGAAACACAAGGGCAGGAGCAACCTCAAGAACAAGTAGCAGATAGACCTGATTGGCTTCCAGAAAAATTTGAAAGACCAGAAGAACTTGCTAATAGCTACAAAGAACTTGAGAAAGCTTTTTATACAAGAAAAGAAGAATTTAAGGAACAAATACTAGGTGAGATTAACGAAGAAGTTGCACAGGGTCGTCCAACAAGCCCTGCTGACTATGAAGTTAAAATAGAGCAACCAGAAGGAATTGAACTTAGTATAAATGAAGATGATCCTTTATTAGACTGGTTTAGAGATACTGCTCATAACTATGGATTGAATCAAGACGAATTTAGTGAGTTAGTAAATGAATGGGCTACAATGGATGCTATGCGTG